ATGGACGTGAGTTGGTTTTGTTGGAAACAGCCAGTAAAGCTCGTTACCTTCGTGCAGCTATCGAATAGACCGCTAGGAATGGACGTGAGTTGGTTTTGTTGGAAACAGCCAGTAAAGCTCGTTACCTTCGTGCAGCTATCGAATAGACCGCTAGGAATGGATGTGAGGCTGTTGGAGTAGAAACATTGTTGAAAGCTCGTTACCTCCGTGCAGCTATCGAATAGACCGCTAGGGATGGATGTGAGGCTGTTGGAGTAGAAAACACCAGCAAGTTGCACTAAACTTGTTAGCTTAGAAAATAAATTAGCAGGAATACTCGCTATCTTGTTGTTTTGAAATGTGTAACTAAGTGTCTTTATATCAGTATAATTGTCAAAAAAGGATGCAGGGATGGTCGTTAAATTATTTCCATAGAATGTACTTCCAAAAGTGGGATTGCTGACTGTTGTTTTTGGAAATGGCATATCGGGAATACTCTCTATGCCCCAATTATAGCAGATATGATTAACGTTAGTTAAGCCCAAACCCCCCCAGTTCACAACCCTTTTCCCTAAACCTATCTGCGTAACGGGGAAATTTGCAGTGCTATACGATGAAATGTTTTTCACTACACCCTTAATAGAAATGTCATACTCCCCCGCCAAAGCGTAGGTGTGCTTCGGCAATTCCGTAGTGTAATGAATAGGCTCGGTCCCGTCCCCCCAGTCAATCCAGTAATTATTACCAACCCCAACGATTGGGAATTGGAACTCAAAATCATCATCTGGTATATCCCAAGTGGTGATGAACGCATTGCGCCACTTATCGAATCGCTTTGAGTTAATGATATACATTTTCAAAAAAGATTTAGGTAAAACAACAATCCACCGAACGCAAACACCTCGAACCAAAATATCTTATTCTGCTCTATCAGCACGTAAGCCAAGCACGAAATCAACAAAAAGAGCGAACTATACTCCCAAGCCCCGAATTCAATCCACAAACCCAAATAGCCAAAAATAACTATCATTCCTGCACCCAAATAGTGAACTATCTTATGAATCTTTCCGGCCTTGAAATTCGGAGCAACAGCAACGATAAGCGCACCCAAGCAAGCCAAATGTAGCAATACGGTGTGAGTAACCGGATTAACCCCGGCAGCAATCAGAAAGCCACAGCCAGTTAATGTGAGAAAAAACAACCAGCGCAAAGTAGGAAACTTGTACCACGAATCGCTGATGCTTTTCTGAACACCTATCAGAACGAGGTACGCAGCCAAAAGCAAGGCCGCTAATATGGTGGCTATCTTAATCATCCCTATGCGTTACGTTAATCCTATCATCGCCATCAATCAACCCCTGAAACTGCTCTTCAATCATGTTACAGTAGATATGCACATCCTCACTCACCCGCTCCACGGGCAATTTCTGAATGTTCACCAAGTACCCTAAAAATATCGAGTACTGCGGCTCGAAGTACATGCTCAAAGGTACTTCAATTCTCATAGAGTAGTCGTGTAGCCATGTGGGATTATCCACCACATCCCACGCCCTTACCCATTTATTGTCTTGAAATTCATAATGTGGCACTGCCATTTGCGTTTCCGAAATCTCAGGGCGTGGAGTATCCACAACCTCTATTTCAATCACGTAATCCTCGGGGATGGGCATATTATAGCCATTCTCAAAGATTTTTGAAATAGGCTTGTTCTCTCTTGTATTGAAAAGTATTGTTCTCATATCTATTATATTTTAAGGACAAGTTCCCCAGATTGGACGAGAATTAGGTAATACCCAAGCGGTTGCGCCCGAGTCGAAATTGGTCGGTCTGGTGGGTATTTTTGAAACACACCAGCCTGATAGGTCTTGGTTAAATGCGCTGGCATTAAAAAACATATAACTCATATCCGTTACATTACCAACATTCCAATTGCCGATATCCTGGTTGAATGGTGAAGCACGAAACATATTACTCATATCCTCTACATTACCAACATTCCAATTGCCGATATCCTGGTTGAATGGTGAAGCACAAAACATCCAATTCATATTCGTTACAGCACCAACATTCCAATTGCCGATATCCTGGTTGAATGGTGAATTACGAAACATGTAACTCATATCCTCTACATTACCAACATTCCAATTGCCGATATTCTGATTGAATGGTGAATCATAAAACATCCTATTCATATTCGTTACAGCACCAACATCCCAATGCCCTATGGGATGGTTGAATACAGTGCAATTCCTGAGCATACCGCCCGCATTACCGCTCAATACCACTTTCCCTTTGATATACTCCAGATTAGAGCAACCTTGAAACATATTCGCAAAATAGGCAAACCCCACATCTCCCCAATTATCCACGCCTATAAGATAGTCTTTCATCGCCCCATTGTTAATCGTCCACCTCGGCATGACCCCCTTTACCTTCACTTTATAAATTCCTGCGTTAGAAAATGTGTGCGATACGCCCGTGGGTGCCTTGATGTTCTCAACGGGGGAACCATCGCCCCAGTCAATATCGTAATCAAAGGAATACTCCGCTAATGATGCCGTAGGCCAAGCGAGCGTGAAATCATCACTGGGGATGCTCCACGTGGTTACGAACGTTTTATCCACTTTATGTTGGCTCAATATACCGTGTAATATCATATTTTGATGCCTATTCATCGCTGCCTCCTATTACATGATAAATATCACTATCTTCTGGTACAATAGAGATAGCCATACCTTGCTCTGCCGTCCAGTTAGCCCCCACTAGGGTTACCCCGCTATCCCCCACAATCTCTGCCCGGCCGTTGCCCTTTTGGTAAATAGTAATCGGCTCGGTGATACCCTCCTCCAGCGTAATCTCAAAATCTGCGGCTGCGGTGGTGTAGAAGTACTTGCCGCTATCCCTTGCCGTTAGCGTTTTTGTTCCTGAAATCTCTTCCGCAATGAACGAATCCACGCCCGCCCCGCCCAGCACCCCACGGACGTAAACCTTTGCGCCTGCCCCCGTATTCGTGCTGCCTACCTGTGTTACCTCTCCCCTTATCAAATCGTTATCGCTGAAAATATCAGTATCAAACGAAGTCAGCACCCCTTGCGTAGCCCCGTCAGCCACCGTTACCACGCCCACATCGCTCCACGCGCCGCTCCGCTTAACAGAAATCTTCACCTTTAACGCCGTTCCCACGGGCGCATCGTTCAACACAACAGTAATCTTTTCAGCTTCAAACCCACGGGTTACGTATATCTCCACCTTATCGCCCACGTCCAAATCAGAATCCTCGTCCCCGAGTGCGAAGGCCAAATCATAGGGGCAATCCAACTTATCCATTTCATCGGCAATCAAATCCTCAACAAACCCTTGCGTTGTTAAATCATCGTTGTTTTCTGTGCCTTTTTTCACTCCATATTTGAACTCCAAACCCTCAGCATCGCTCTTTACTGAAACAACCTTATTGGCCGTATAGGTTGAGGGAGTATCGTATAATCCCGTAAATACATTAACACCTCCAGTTGTAGTGCCTTCTATCCACTTTTTGCCTATTAGCGTTAATGTTAATACATCGCCAGCCTGAAACATGTAATTTTTCCCACAGGCTAATATTACTGGATGATTCGGATCGGCTGCTGGTGAGGCATTATGCTCAACCTCTAATCCGTCCGTGAATACCAATGATACTACACTACCATCACTCCAGGTTGAACCATTAATAAATCGCAATTTTGTTGTCCCCGTAACGGGGTAAAGATTGCCGTTATCGTCTCCTTCAAGGGTAATAATATTTGCCGATGCTATATTACTCCCCTTGCTCAAAAGTACCCGATTTTTATTTGTATCTAAATTACCCCCAAGTTTTGGATTTTCATCTTCGGAAAGTTTTGCAATTAACTCCCTCACGCTATCCCCATCGGAAACGATTACACTACCATCGTTATTCACGAGCAGATAAGATACTGCGTTGGCAGAATAAACATTGCTTAGTGCCGTGCTGTCCAATTTCCGCATTACCCATTTACCCGCTACCTTTTCGTGAGCAAAGATTAAGATTTGCGACCTATCCGATACATCTGCCGAATCCTTTAGCGGTGATACCTTTTTTACCCTCGTTTTATCCGTGTTTTCGGCATCCATCTCAAAGGCTTCCCAAATCACAAGCCCCAAATCTTCAACTTCGTTCAGTTCTTTAATATTCTGTGCCATAAGCGTATTTCTTTAGTAAATCCGTTGCATTTTCTCCGTAGTAATCCACAGCATAAGCGTAGTTGTCCATAACAATCAGCACCTCAACACCATCGCCTGAAATTATCACCTCACCGCTTACATCTTGATAATCCTCTAAACGAGCAAAGTAATCATAAACACCACTCGTCAACTCAATTTCACCTCGCCCAAGCCCATCGGTGATAACATCCACAAAGTTAATACGGATTACAACATTTTCCAATGGATTTGAGTTGGCATCCACCACCATAAATTTCACTATGTACCTCGTGGATAGGTAACCACCGATAACCCCGTGGTCGCTCACCGTTAAATCGTAAACGGAAGGATTAATCACGTTTTGCCTCAAGTGCCTTATTCGTATCTCTCTATAAATACCAAGCTCGGGATTGCGTACATCAATTAACAATCCTGCGTGCAAACTAATATTTTTGCGCTGTATTTCAAATTCATCAATTTCGAGTTCATAGTTCATTTCGGGATTTTTGCGCTTATCCAACTCTAACTGAACGGCATTTTTTAATAGCTCGGCTGCCTCATCCACGTAAGATTGCGGTAAGCTAATATTGATTAGGTTGTACTTATCGCCAACCTCAAAGCCTCCGTATTCCTCGCTTGGGTAAATAAATCCCGTGATGTGGTCGGTTATCGGCTTAATCAAAAAGGATTTTTCGGCATAATCAAACTGGTATTCAAACTGCCTTCCCGTTAGCTTCCCTGATAAAACGTTGATTAACGGCTGAATATTCGGAATGTAGTAATCCTTAATATCAAATGTTAGCGAAGCATCAGCCACCTTGTTAATTGCTAAAACATCGGTTATTTCACCCACCCTGTTGGGCTTTATATCATCCTTCACAATGGTTAGCTGCCGAACTCCGTATAGATGCTTGTTTTCGGTTAATTTGCTCTCCCCGTTATCGCCCACGAATGCTAACCTTTTCGGAACCACGGGGCTTTCATAATCGGGTGCAAGGTTATCTTTACTCCCATACCCCCAAATCTCTGTTTTTAGCGATAGTTCCGGATCGGCTTTCATCTGTGCCAAGTTTCTCAATCCACCATAACGGCCTGTTTCAAATCGTACCCCCGATGGCAATTTCTCAACTGGTGCTTCTAAATGAATAAGATTATTTTCTTCATCTGATGTTCTAACGTACTGAAAGTAGAAGTCCACATTGTACTCTTCCGAAATAATCCGTAGTGCCTCGTTACACATCACGTTATCGAACATGATGGTTTTGTAGTAGCCATCAATCAAAGGCTCTATGTTACCAACCAGCCATTTATCTGCTCCCAACTCTCTATTGAGTGAGTTGCAAACATCCTGAATGAAATCCTCTGGCCTACCCGTGAGCTCAAACTCGAAATTTTGGCTGTTTAACGGCCTGAACTGAACATCACCCATATAGTACATCTCACTATTGAAAATACACTCATAGTGGTACTCTTTGGCTCGGTTAATCGGTATATCGGGAACAATTTTCAAAGTGTACTTGCCCTTTTTGTGCGGTAAAAAATCTTCCAGTAGTATGTAATCGCCAATCTCCAACGCAACGTATTTCGTTAACTTGAAGTTTAAAGAAACGTAATCCTTATTCATGTACTCCTGAACCAGCTCCGAAGAGCCGTCAGGCTGAACAAAGATAATCCGTTGTGCGTTTCTGTAAATTGGCAAATACATGGTTTACGGTGTTATTAGTGAGCCAATTAATTCAATTTTGAACCTCACAAAAATATTCTCGATATCATTAAACCCATCTTCTATTATGATGGTAAAATAATCATCGAACACTCCATACGTGCAAGGCAAAACAGCAGCACCATCTTTAAGGAAAATACTACAAAGGTATGCCGATGTGCCCAGATTGTGTGTTATTTTCAAAACATTAACAACCTTTTCAACCGAATACGGCCTGCCTTGATATTTGCATTGCCACTCCCCTGAAACTCTTTTGAACTCACCGGAAATAACAATGCCATCCCTTTGCCAGTAAACATTATCACCCTCTATATGGCCATAATACTCACAAGCAAAACCTTTTAAAGAGTTTGATGTTGTATCTCGTTGCTGTTCTATAAATCTAATATCCCAAAAAGTACCATAATCACACACTCTCCATGCAATAATTAACATACCTTTTTGTGTTGGTAAATCCAATCCTTCCATTTGGCTTGTGCTTACGGCTTTCATAAATGCCTGCTTAGGTGCTAATTTTTGCGCAATATTCTTAACCGTGCAAGTTGCAGGATTAAGTCCTAAATCGGCTGCATCAAAGTATATTTTTTCACAACCCTCAATCGTTGGCAATGCAACTTTATCCGTTACAGATGGAGTTAACCGCTTAATTTCATCAACCAAAACGGTTCCATTGTTACCCTTGGCCACTACATTGCCAGCATTATCAATTAACCCCCTTAGCAACGTTTTAAGAGCTATTTTCATTGTTTCGCCCAAATCGGAACGGTCTATCTCTGCAAAATAGTTGGCCAAGTCGTTGCCATCGCCCAATTCCGTTAAATCTGTTATTCTCTTTGCCATATCTCAAAATGTTTTAGTTTACAATCCTTACTTCTACACCCGTTGTTCTATCCTCAACACCCGTTGTTCGCTTTATGTATCCACTCTGATTAATCGTTAATACTGCCTCCCTGCTTACCGTTCTGAACTTTACCTCTGCGCTCCTATCATCATGGGAGTTATTCTCTTTTACGAAAACCTTAATTATTTCGTTACCAATGCCACCCGTTATGGTTAGCCCTGCCAAGTTCTCAAAGTGCGCCCAAGTGGGAATATCATCTATCTGCCAATCATCGGCACACGTTACCAGCAACTCCTCCTCACCGCCTTTACGATTCTTATTCACAGTATCTGGGCTAATAGAAATCGGTGCATCGGGCAGAGTACCCAAATAATCCTGCTTATCAATATCAATGATAACGCAATAATCTCCTTTAGCCTTGTAAGTGTGCGAATAAGTACCGGCCCTCTCCAATAGTTCACTCGCTCCATCGCCCCAATATATCATCGAACGCTCCCTGTTCCCGTAGTTGATAGTAGCCTCATCACTATTGCTCACTGTGAACGTTTTTGCCCGTGGATTAACAATTCTCAGCTCCAGCTCAAAGATAAGGATTGCCCGTCCCGCTTGAATATTGGTGCTGGTACTAACGTGCTTCATCCTATCCACCAGAAAGCAAAGCCTATCCGTACTGTACACAATGGAAAGAACGCTCACTCCATTACCATAGCCAACGTTTTTATAGAAAAGATAATCGGTAAATGAAACTAACTCTTTGTAAGCAAGTAATTCAGTAGATTTAACGATGTAGCATTCCAACTTTATCTCAATCGGTGCATACCTACTATTTGTGTCGCCTTTTTGAACTCCCGATTTATCCTGCCATTCAAAAAATTCTGTTTTCTCCTCAGCGATATCGAATAGTGTGGTGTAATTCATCACATTTATACCCCACTTGCTCAAAAGGTTGATATTATCAATCAGAATATCCATGCCTAAAATTTATTAGTTCCGCCATCCAAAATATCGGCCGTTCGTTTCGTATATCGCTCAATGTTGGCCAACCGTGCTGTATCCAGTTTTATCGCTCCTAAGATGGTATTTCTCTCGATGGCCAAGTTCAGTATCCTGCCCGTTTGCTGATTGGTTTCCGCAAGTTTGGCCGAAATCTGCTCGTTGGAAATCATTATCCTTGCCGTGTTACCCACCAGAACGCTTGCCTGATCCGCCGTTATTTGGCTCGTTATACCCCTATCCGCTTCAAAGGCACCAGCTTCATCCTCCTTATCTCTTTCGAACAACCCACCGAACATTTGCTTTATCGCATCCATGCCTGCCATGTAAGCGTCCAGCCTCTCGGGTATCATTTCAAATAGCCTCATTAAATCATCTGTGATATCGTAATCTGCTCCATCCAAAATTTCTCCGTTCGGGCCGATGCCAAACGAGGCCAGCATATCCTGCTCAAGCATATCGAATAAATCACCAAATACCGAAGCGAATACCTTTTGAGCAAGGATATTCTCCATCATGTTATTGAAGTACCGCTCGAAATCATCCATTGCCCCCTGAACATCATCATTGATAAACGCTTCTTGGAGTGCCTTGCTTAGCTGCGCCCCTACATCGCCCGCTAAATCTTTGAAATTTTGAGTAATCTCATCCCGTGCATCTTTTGCCTTAGCAATCAACTCTTCGAAGTTATCCACCAGTTTCTTTGTGGCCTCATCCAGTAAATCGTACGAAGCCAGTATCTCGGGATTAATTGCAAAGTTTTCAAAATCGAAAATAAAACCAAACTTATCCACAAGATTCTCCATTACCGGAACCGTTTCCCTTGCCAGTGCGCCTATCCCAGCCCCTACGAATAATCCTATGGCTCCGCCGATAAGAGTACCTATCCCCGGCGCAATCATTGTTCCAATGGCAGCACCTGCCCCTGCTCCATACACGGCTCCCGAGGCAACATTTTCACCCGAGAATACCTTTCTCATACCCGTTTGGATTTGCCCCTGCTCCAAATCTTTGAGCGAATCACGAAGCATACCAATCGTTTCAGCGTATTGAGTTGCACCAGCCATTGCCCGTGCATACGGATTCTCAACCCCGAAAATGTTTGATTGAGCGTAATCCAATGCCTCAAGCTGAAGCATTCGCATATTGTGAACTGTTTGTAGTATAGCAGCGTTCCAATCTTCCTGAGCTTTCTTATTCCTTTCTATCTGCCGTATTACCATTGTGCCCAACTGAACCATACCATTAACGGCCGTTTCAAATGCGTTTTCATCGTTCTTTATGGCCTTGTAAATATCGGCTGCCATATCCAACGAATCGCCCAAAAGTGAAACCATTACCCCAAGCTTAGGATTTACGCTACTCAAGGCATCGCCCAGTTCTTTGAACGCACCCGCAAGCGTCTTCAACTCATCATAGGGTAGTTCCTTTAACCGCTTTTTGGCTGCTACCAACAGCTGGTTGAGTGCATCCCAATCGTCATGAGTTTTATCAATGGTTTGTAGATACGCTTCTATGGCCTCGATCTGCTCTTTAATCATTCGCCTGTTGGCATTGCTAACATCCCGATACATTTTGTTATAGAGCGCAATACCCTCCTCCGTGCCAAACTTTATCTTTGTATCCAGCACTTCAATGGCAGATGCTATGTTGAGTATTTGTATTTTTAGTTTCTCGGCTTCATCATCATTGGCGGTTAGTAGCTTGGCCTCAAGTTTCTTTTTCTCTTTGATAAGTTTTAACCTATCATCTTGGTATTTCTGATGCTGCTTCGCCCGTTGGTCGAATGCCTTTTGATTCTCCTCTACAATGCGTTGCAAAGCCTCCATTTCGGCCTTTTGGCTGTCCAGTACCTTTTTGGCCTTTTCTTCGTAATATGGCCTTAATTCGGCTGCTATGGCCTTTCGTTGCTCTTCCGAGATATTGGAATCTTCCCATAGCCTTTGTAAATAGGAAATGTAATCAGCAGCAATGGCCTTTTGCTGCTCAAAGGTAAATTCAAGGTGCTCTAATCCCTTATCATCGCCCTCGGCCTGTAATATGTATCTTTGGTTTTCGTAATCTTCATAAGCCTGTTTAATATCCCTTAGCTGCTCCTCAAAGGTTTTCGTTGCCTTTGGCTCTACTCCCGTTATTCGCTCTCTCTCGGCCTCCAGCTTGTTTATCTCTTTCTGAAACTCCAAGTATTGAGCGTTGGTTTCGGCAACGGTGCGCTGTTGCTCTTTGAGTGCATCAATATCCTTATCAATTGCCTCAATAGTACGCTTAGAAGCCTCAACTGATACATCGCCCCGATTCAGTATTTCGGCCTCGATACTCTTTTCAAACTCCAATAGTTCAGATAGCCGTTCCTGCCGTTTTTCCTCCTCTTTTTCAAGCTCTTTTAAATATTCTTTTTCTTGCTCGGTTATCTCTTTGCCAATCTGTTTAATGGCTGATTTAACAAACATCCCGCCAAGCAACGGCATGGCCTTTGGTGCTAAAACGGCTGCTTGAGCCTTTGCGCTTGCTTCATATTCAATTACGTGTTTCCCCTCTTTTATTGCTTCTTGGTTTTCAAGTATAGCAACGCCATACTCTTGCTCCTTTTTTATTTTTTCTTCAATAGCCCGTTTCTGTTCTTCTAACTGCTCAAGTGTTAATTTCTCGATTATCGCTTGCCGTTTTTCAATCTTTTTGTATTCATCTTCTAAATCCTGAAAATCCTCAAAATCTTTCTTTAACTGTTTTTGAGCTGCTGAAGCCTCTTTTGTTGCACTTGATAATTTTTTAATTAACGGAATTAGCAACGAAATACCCATTATTACCAATCCAAACGGATTAGTTGCCAATGCTGCCTTTAACTTATTGAACGAGGAAATCAAAAAGTTATTGGCCACGGCTGCGGCTTTCTTCTTTGCAATGGTTACGGTGGTTAGCGTATTATCCAACCTCGTTTGTAGATTGGCAATTTTCTGTGTGGCTATCTTTTTGCTATCAATCAGAATATCCCGTTGTTTCTGCGCTGTGAGCATCCTTTCCCGTGCCAACTTCGCCTGTGTTAAATTCTTCTCGGCCACGGCCATCGATAAGCTCTTTCTATGCTGGGCAATCTCCAAGTTGGTGTTGATTATTTTCTGCTTAATCGTGGCTGCATCGGCAATGGCTGCGGCTTTGGCTGCTCTTAATTCCATCAACTGCGCTGCCAGCTTATCTCTGATGGCCTGTGTAGCCTCATCCCGCAATGCCTTTTCCTGCTGTAATCCCAGTGCGATTGCATTCTGTGTTGTTAGTGCCTGTGCCAATGCCTTGCGCTGCATATCCAGCTCCTCCTCATGCAGCCTCATGCCTATTTTCCTTACTGCCGAAACGGCCATCGAAGCCCCTTTGATTGCTCCAAGTGCAACGGCCATACGTGTCAATCCTGATACTACTGCTTGTAAGTTGCCACTTTTCAACCCTTTATCCACCATGTTAGCCAAGTAACCGATGGATTTTTTGGCCGATTCAGCGATGGGAGCCAGTTCCGCCAGTAGTGTGTTTTTGAGTGATTTTATCTGAAATTCTGTACTCTGTGCTACCTTATCAAATGCTTCGCCTGTTAATCCCGCTACATCGGCCAGCGATTGCAAATCTTCGCTTGCGCTTTTGGTGTTCTTCCCCGTCATGGCCAGTATAGCATTCACACCCTCAACCCTGCCTACCATCGCCTTCAAGGCATTCATGGAGCCACCAGCCTTTTGAGCCATCATCTCTACACCCTGTTGAAAGGTCATGGTTTTGCTCCACCCATCGCCAAGATTTTCATTCATGGCCACCAGTGCAGCCCTTATCTGGGTCATGGCTATGGCCGTTGGCGTTCCTTGCCTTGTTAGCGTTTGAATGGCTGCTGATACCTCCTCAAAGCTAACACCTGATGAGGCGGCTAACGGTGCTACCGTGGCTATATTCGCTGCCAGTTCGGGAAACGTGGTTTTACCTCGTTCAATGGTTTTAAAGAAAATATCGCTTACCCGTTCGCTCTCCTCAACGGTTTTGCCCCACGCATTTAATACAGTAGTAACCCCATCGGCTGCTACCTCAATATCAACGAACCCTGCTGCTGCGGCTTTATCGGCAATCGAAAGTAAGTGTAGTGCATCATCGGCCTCGTATGATGCCGAAATAATGGTTTTGAATGCTGTGGCCAGTGATACGCTCGATTGTGAACTGGTACGGCTTAAATCCTCAATGGCCTTTGTGTATTCATCCAAGTTTTCGGTTACCTCTTTGGAGATGGTGCTTGCGCTTCGCATGGCCGTTTCCAGCTTCATGGAGTGCCCCACAACCTCTTTCCCGGCTCTTACGGCTGCGTTCAGTGAAATGTAGGCTGCTGCCAACCCTGCCACACCCCTTACGGCTGATTGCATACCCTTTTCGATAACGCCACCCTGCTGCTCGGCAACCTTACCGAACTGCTGCATCTGCTTTTCTAATTCAGCAGCCTTGACATCGAATTTCTTCTTATCTATATCGGTTTCAAAATGCAGTCCGCCCATTATCCAAAGAGTTTTTGCGCTGCCTCAAACTCGGCCTGTGCGCTTTCAAATTTTTCTTTCTTATCCTTATCTTTTATTTTTTCCGTATCGGGAAAATCGGCCAACTTTAGCAACATCTTTACGTAAGGCATTTCGCTCACTTCGCTATCGCTCTCTCCTTTTACGATACTCTGATACTTAGCTATTCTCCCGAAAATGGTTTCTCCTCGGATTTGCTTATAATCAGATACTTCCCTCTTTTTATGAGTTGATAGGCAAAAAAAAAGCGTTCTTCATCCTTTAATCGCTCAACCATATCGAATAGATAGTGAAGTTGCTTGTTATTCATTTGCCGTAATGCCCTGCGAATAGGATATTTTGCCAGCCTCCGCCCGTTGGCTAATCCTGTGGCCACGTAATCAATTAAAACGGGAAAATTCTTTGCGAAGTTGATATATAGCTTTCCCTCCTCCTCGGGGAAACTCATTTTTTCGCTGAATCCGGCTAATTGAATTACTACCTTAACTTTCAGATATGTCAGGTCTATGGGGATTTTCACCCCCATAAACCGTACATACATCCGTCCCTCGGGTCGTCCCGAAGCCAAGTTAGCCAATTCTCTGAGTGTCGCCCCCATTACTGAGTGATCTTAACCGCCCAAGTCCTCTTGCTCCCGTTCGCTGCCTCAACCACATAGTTGACGGTTGCAGTGAAATCCTGAGTTTCACCGCTCAACGGGCTTGAAACGTATGCCCCTTTGCTCACCTTGATGTGTGGGGTAATAGCCGTAAGGGTAGCACCACTTGCGACAGCAGTAACCTTTGCCGACGCTACGTTGATGGTGGGCGACCCCTTCACCTCAGGAAAAGAAATATCCTCAATCTCGGCTTTCGCCTGATTTTCGGAACTGAGCCTGTAAATGTAGAAGTCAGCACTCTCCCCATCCCGTGGGTACAGAGACGCACCACTCGCCACGAACCTCTGCCCGTCAGCCGTGTTGTCAATCTGGGGGGCTGCACTAAATTCTACGTAAGGTATCTCGTAAAGAATGCCGTTATCCGATAGTGCTAAAATGCCCAACCTTTGTAGCGAATTGGGAGCCAGCGAAGCGGCATACTCATCAATGCCTCCGCTTGTGGTTACCGTACCACCCGCAAACTTCTGAATCAGCGCGGGGTCAATGCCGATAATCTCAAGCGTAATCTCCTTTTGACTCGCCTCAATCTTACTCGCCTTAGTTTGCCCCAGCTCGTTCTTTAGGGGCGTTACTGATGGAGTGCCCTGTGTAACCGTAAAGGTTCCCTCCTTCACATTCTCAATGATAGGAACCCAGTCAACGGGTCGTCCTTGACCATCCGTTACCGAGTACCATATCTTTTTAATATTTACTGAAAATAATGGTTTCATGTTATCAATGTGTTATTAATGTTAAAATTAATTTTCAAAACTGCATATCGTTGATGTGAAGCTACTAGCTCATTTGGCTGCTCGCTGTAAATCTGCCTCCCAACCCGTTGAAAGTTATAGGTCGGGTCGGTAACCAGCGATTCGCTGAACCTGAATAGCAACTCTTGAAGTGTATGGCCCATGCTCATATTCTCGTACCAAGTATCGTTTAGCAGCTCATCCGAGTAAAACGCTTTGACAATGAGCAGCCCCTTGGTGGATGCTTGCCCCGTTTCACCTGAAATAAGCGAAACAACGCAATCGGGTTTTTTTGAATCAGTGGGGCGGGTGTCCACGTAAATAGCCCCGCCCTCGCGGGTTATGAATGACTTTAAAACGCTACCCTCAAGTAACGTCCTAACATCCGCCTTTATCGTGTTAGCCGTCTTCATTTCAATACCCTAAATGCCCACTCAATCATTTCGCCCGCCACCATCTCGGTCTTTGCCAGCACGTTCTTCCCATGTAAATTCTCAACATAACTAGCATAATCCATGCCCGCTACCACTACTACTGAATACGTGCTGCGACCTTTCAGTGCCAACTCATTCAGATAAGCCAATCCTACCTTAGCCCCGTCATCGCCTCCCTGTACCACATCGAACCCTCTGGTGTGTATAAGATGGCCGTTTTTATAAACGCCTCCTCCGATACTGCTATTTAGGTTGCCCGTGTGAAAATTATACCCGGCATGGGTTTTAGCATGATTTTTCAGCTCTTCTAAAACGAACTCCAGACGCATCAGTATAGCATTCTCAACCCGCTTGCTGTAAGCACGAATCTCACGCCTCGCTGCATCTATTGCCCCTCTTTTCATGCCAAACTTAATCATACTATGATCTGCCTTTGTTTCGTTAATCTCTGATAGCTGTTAGCGATAACCTGATGAGTGCCTATGCACTTGCAATCGCTATCCTTCAACCTTACCTTTTTGCAATCCGAATAATCGGCTGTCCCCAAGTGTTTCTCATCTACAAGGATTACATAGTTAGCCCTACGATACTGCCCACCTTCGTAAACTGTTAGCTCACGTTTTTGAGCTTTGATATTGCAGGGATAATACACGCTCCAACTGGGTCGGGAAGGTAGGGGATGTCCCCACCTATCCGTTCCCGTTGTGCTTGTACCCGTATAGAATGATATTTCACCCAGTTCAACCATGATTATATCGAATTGAAATTTTCACCTACATAGCCAACTTTGCCTCCGCCTCCCTCTCCGTATTCATCGTAGATACTATTCGCATCCCTTTTCAAAGCATTGCGCTCTGCTTCGGTAAAAGAAATAGTTACCTCCTGCTCACGGATATTAGGAGCCTTTGAAAGCCACAGGTAAATATCTGCTTTGGCCAAATTAAACGAACGGTTAAACGATACCTCGGCTGTGGAAACTAAACCACGCTTTGCACAAACGAGGTCAATCGTTCCGCCGGGTATCGGATAGTTCGTTAACGCTTGTATGGCTTCTCCCACCTTCATTGCTACCAGCCTGTCGCATTGGTTTTAAAGAATATCATCTGATTGTATGCATCCACAGCAGGGAAAGCATGAGCCTTGCCGTAAACCTTTCCGTAAGGCACATCCTTCTCCTCCTTGTAAGAACCCACCATAAAGAATGATTCCTGCGTTTCACGCTGTGGAGATTCAGTGTAGATTTGCTTCCATTGGAACCTTCCAACAGTTGATTCGGGAGAGCCAACTGCAACAACGGAATTGAAAGGATTGGCAGTGGTATAGCTACCATCAGCATTCTCCCTTGTAATCAGGTCGTCAATTACCTCGAACTGAATTGCATCCACGCCAAAGTATTCAACAAGCATAGCGTTAATAGCCTCAAGCGTAGGAGGTGCTTGTGTGTTGTATATGTTCATAACCAGCGTAGCGCAATACTTCTGGATGGCTGTATTCTTGCGAATGTAGTTAAACAGCGTTGAACTAACCTTTATGCTACGGATTTTGAAACCCCTCGTCTTTGCCGGTTCGATAAAGTAGGTTTGAATATCGCCAATGATATCCTTCGACGCATCGTTCCAGTTGTTACCAGAATGATAATCTTTCTGCCAACTCTCAATAGGATATTCCATAGCGGCCAAGCCACGCAAATACGGGCTGTTGGCAGCAGCGAAACTAATCGAGCAGGCGTTGCTGATTAAAGAGTAGCATAGATACCTACGCTCGTTATCCAATGCTCTCCTTACATTGGCTAAATCATCATCCCAAAAGGCCAGCAGCTGTGCAGCAGTATCAGCGTTCTGCATACGTGCAAAATTCTCTTGCAATTTGTGCCAACGCTCAAAATCATCGGCATCCATTTCAAAGGCCTTACCAAAGGTGGCCAACTCACCCTGAACGGATTTATAGCCCCTGCGCCCCGAAACGGGAATGCTCGATTTGCTCTCAATGGGGTCAGCAGCGATGTTAAGCTTATTGGTTTGCCCCATGATAGTACGCCATGAACCATCTAACGTTTGCGATAGCGGGAAATGCACATCTATCGCTGCGGTCGGGAGTTGATTCTCGGTGTAGTACGCTCTGATATCCTCAATGGTCAATAGTTGGCCAGTAGGATTTATCGGTTGTAATTTTGCCATGACTCAATCCCTCCTAATACTTAATAACGTTAATATGCTTCAACTGGTCAAGATACGGATCAGCAATGGTATTCTCCAACACATCAGCCCTTGTATATACCCCAACCGGTAGCATGACAAGGTCAGCATTTGGTACCTCCATGCCAAACTTCGTAATACAATCGGGCGTACTCTTCGTTTTAATCTCTGTTGTAGTAGTACCAACCCTAACGGTAGCGGCTTCACAGATTAAGAACGGCTTTGTTGATTTTGTAACCGTTGCAATAACGGTTGAAACTTTCAAAACCTCTTTATCGCCAGCCGTTGCCAAAACACTTGCAATCTTATAGGCTTTATTGGACGTGCCTTTCGACTTCATCACAATATCGCCCTCTTTGAAGTGGTTAAACTTCTTATCCACAATAAGTAACTGTGCCGATGAACCCTCCAGCACCAATGCCTGCTTGCATACCCTGCGGTATCCAGAAGCATTGGGTGGAGCCACGGGCGTTCCTTCTGGTAGGAATCTCCCTTTGATGAGGTTGTCAGGCTTGATGCTGACACCTCCCGGAATATCCCACGCCCTGTCCTTGTTGATGATGTTTTTTCGGCTCAAAACATCTTCATACGTTTGGATTTGTTTCATTTCTCAGATTTTTGTTTTTGTTTGTTAACTAATTCTCGGGCTTGCTTCAACACGGGTGTTTGCCCATCCTGATGTTCCTCCCGTGCTCTGGATGGAACGCTGAAATCCAATCCATTCGCTTTGGCCTGCTCAATAAAGACTTTGTTAGCAGCCTCTCTTTGTGCAATAACCGCATTGAATGTATCGGTATTCATGTTCCCATACACCGAATCGTAAAGAGCTTCCTCAGCTTCGAGTTGACCCTTCGGCATCCCTGCATAGGCTTGCCGTAGCTTGGCCAATCGCCCCTCTTTAACAGCACCCGCCTGTAAATCCTGCATCTGCGTTGTTAATTTCTCAAGTTGCTCCTTGAGGCTTTTTACCTCCAAATTGGGTTCATCATCCTGCTTTTCGGGCGGTTTCCGTTCTAAGAGTTTTTTTCTCTCCTCTTCGAGTTTTTTTAACTCCTCATTGTGCTTTGCTTGCAACTTATCGGCTTCCGTTTTCAAAACGAAGTTGATATTGCCCTGCAAATTCTCAATCACACCCTTTGCATCAAAATTACCCAACTGCTCATCGGTGGTTATCAGCTTGGAGTATTGTTCTGCCAATCCCTCCAACGTGCGGTCGCTTACCTGTGAGTTTTGCTCACGTGCGCCCTTCAAAGTTTCAAAGATTTTTTCCTTCATCGCTTTAGTTTTTTAAGTTAAATATTCCTTCCAAAAGTTTATCTTTTAGCCTGTATAAATCAAACTCCTTTGCCCTCTCGTGTGCCGTTTCGGCAACCTCCTTGTAGAAAACTATATCGCTCATCAGCCTATCCGTTAGCTCTGAAATCCTACCTACATCATACGGGTTAACCAGCGTATCGGGATAGAGGTACTTTGCCGATTCACTCCTTTCACTACAAATCATAGGAATACCCAATGCAGCTGCATCCATGCAGGAACGGCCAATGGAATAGGATAGGTGAGTATCCACCAATACCTTGTACTGAGTTAGTAACTGTAAGTATTTCAGGTAATCTGTGCTGCCGTAAACATTCGTGTAGGTTTTCATTAATCGAATGGCATCATCGCCCTGATAGAACAGCAAATCTACAGGATACCGTTTATCATAGAACGCTTGTGCAACATACGCCTCGTTGCCCAAATAGTTGTGAGAAATTACTCCTATCCTATTTTCTTGCTGTGCCTTGGCCACGCCACGAACGAAATCAATATCAATAGGATTGTGAACGAATAGAACTGGCTTATCGGTTAAGTGCTTCAATAGTTTTATTTGATACTCCTCAACACCCATTACGTAATCGGCTGCATTTAAAGCCTGTTTTAGCAGTTGAAAGTTAAACGCTCCATTCATTATATCAACCGAGTGATCGGCTTGGCAGATGAGTTTCGTTTCTGAATCCTTGCCCAAAATAGCCCTTACCTCAAGTGCTAAATCCAAATCGTTCGGTGCCAAATTCATGTGAATAATATCGTAGCTCTTTATGCTTTCCTTGTTGATTATTTCAGCCCAGCGTTTCACATCTGAACCCAATGCACGAATCCAAAGGTACTGCCCGCTTCGGGTTATTTTCTCCTCATTGATTAGTGAACTATGTATGTAGTTTGTTAGCCACAATACTTTTTTATGTTCATAAAGTTTCCACTCGGGTATGGAGTTCAGTATTTCAGCGTGTTTTCCATATAACTCCTCTCTCCTATCCCATAGCGTTTCGTGGTAATCCCCGGCAATGTACTCAATCTCATCCGTTGTGTGCGGCCTACAAATAATCGGGAACTTTTTATCCTGCAACATCCTTGCTACCTCCAAATCGGTCATGCCGTGATACTTGAAATAGTTGGAGTGAATAAATACCTTATCCGTATCGTATAGAGATAACCCCGTGCTGGCCACGTTGCAGATGTATGGCGTTTCCTCATCCTCATTCCACGGGATTACCGTGTGTGCATCCATGAAGTGCTGCGGTTTAGGCTTCAATGCCTTACCGTATGTGGTTACCGCCACGCATCCAGTTTCCTGCATAAATCGCAAGCTCTTGGTGAAATAGGATTGCGTATAGATAAAATCATCATCTATGGTAAAGTAGTATTCACCCGTTCGCATGAAGTAGAACTTTCCGGAATCCATGATATTTTCTTCCCCGATATGGTAATGAAATTTCTCATCCTTCGGGAACTCATCAGGAACCTCGGTGTATTCATTCAAATAAACACGAACGGCATCGCACTTAATGCCACGGAGTGAATTGAGAACTTGCTCACAGTATCTGCGAGTTTTCGGGTACGTTGCTAAATTTATCGTAATCGGTTTGCTCATGCTGTTTTCATTTTTAGTGTTTCTAACCACACGGGTCTTCGTTTCCAGTTTTTTGTTAGTTCTTCAACTTCTTTTATGTAATCCAAATTGCTTACTTCGGTTACTCGATTTACACTCTCTCCAGTTACCTCTTGCCCTTTGATTATTCGCTCGGTATCTTCATCAATCTCATCACGTGTTTTCAGAATATTTGTTGCTACACATCGGCAGTTTACGTGCCACTTTTGGCTGAAATCAAAATCCTTTGGATACGTGCCTTGTAAATCTGCGCAAACAATACCGCCCTTATCCAGCGAAATATCGTAGTTCGGAGCAACACTTATATTAATGCCAACAATGAAATCCTGCTGCTGCCTCCGTAGCATCTGAGCCGATTCATAGGCAAAATTGGTTTCGTTTCTCGTTAGCCTCATGGCATTTTTGTAACTTGAGCGGTACATCCCCCGACCAGGCCTTGCCACATCCACAGCATTCAGCAACCTCTGTTCCCCAAAACGGCTATTAACGTTCTCTCTCAAAACAATGGGATTGTTAAGGTATCTACTCATCTGTATTGCTGTTGTCTTGGCCGATTGCCCCTTGCTTACTGCGAACTCCAGTGCGAGTTCTAACTCCTGTTTGAATTGTGCCGTATTTCTCCATATCCTTTGAGAAAGGTTTAACCCTCCCTCCAAACGGTTGAGAAACGCATCCCTCGCATGGATATTGGGTGCTAAATACCGATTCAATGCCCTCGATGGTAACAACTTCGCCTTTTTGCCAAATACCGTTTGAAACAGCAAATCATGCTTGTTATTGGCAATCTCCCAGCAATCCTGAACGCCAGTTAGTACCAAAGTATTAATATCGGAGTGCATCATTCGCATTAACTCATTTACCTTTCTGTTCAGGTCGGGATGGTTCGCAAAGGCATACTCCAAGTTTGAGTAGTTAACACTCATGTTGGCAACTTGCTGAATGACGGATAGATAGATAGCCCGTAACTCGGCACTCAACCGATTTACCAAAGCCCGTTGTTTTTTATCAAACCTATCCATTTTTTACAGCAAATTGTTAATTTCTTGGTTTCTCTCGTTCATTATCAGCTCAACCTCATTGCTCACGTTATCCACCACATCCAGCTCTTCAACGCCCTGCTCGATACTTATTACCCCTGCATCCCGTGCTATCTTAATGCTCTCTGCCCTATCCTTGAGCGAACGTACACTGTACGGCGTGATAATGCTTCTACAATTCAGCATCTCAAGTTGATTAGCCCATACGGGAAACTGAACGGCCATTAACTTTTTCACCAGATCAAATTCTTCGGTGAGCATATAAACGTACTCTCCGCCATAGTCCTTTGCCCGCGCCTTGCTATCGAATAGCAGTATTTCCTTGTTATCTGCACTCAAGGGAGTTTTCTGCATTGCGCTCGGTGAGTTGTTGAACACCTGCGTTTGCTGATAGAACTGCTCCTCAATGGTTCGGTACTGCCACTCAACGGCATCCTTTGCCCCTTCCCATTGCACTGCATTCATAAAACCGCCTTTTTCGACAACGATCACCCGCCTCGAATCATCGGGTTTCTCCTCCACCTTGCTCACTCGGCCACCTTCGCCTTTATAGATAACATATGTAGGTACGGTGTTTTTATCAATGTACATCATCTGCTTGGAGAGAATATCCTCCATTATCTCCACCAGTGCCGTTCCGCCTTTGCCGCCCCAAACAGGCTCATCAATCCATGTGTAGATAACAGGCAATACATCTAAATCGTTCTGCTCAATATCTAACTGCTTCCACCCGCCACCCGTATTCTCATAGGTAATCACGGCACCCACAACGTAGGTGATTAACTTCATGGTGGCATCCCTTGCATCCGTCCAGCCAATGCTCAATCCTAACAACCGTTTCTCATCGCTGAAATAAGGGTACAATTTGTACCCTAACGCCGGGGAATAGAGGTTGTGAGTTAATGCAAACTCCGATGTTTTGCCTTTTATCGTTGTTCGTTTCTTTTCCAAACGCCAAACGGTGGCCACTTGGCACGATTTGAAGAGTTCCTTTCCTCTCTCCATGTTCAGGCTATCCACAGCATTAAGCACCTTGTAATTTATCTCTAATGCCTCTTTTGCTTCTTCCGCCTGTTCATCATCGTTCTCAATATCGTACTTTCGCACTACGTCAGTATAGAATAGCGATTGTGCCATTTTATTAACGGCCTCCTTTTGCTTGGCTAACGGTATCCTTCTTATTTGGTCAACGCCATTCTGCATCTTTACAGGATAACGAAGTGCATCAACCATGATGGCGTGCTTCATCTCGTTATACTGAGGCTCTAAATCGTTAGCCCATGATGGAAGGTTGAGATCGCTCTGCGTTAATAGGTAAACGGCCTCATTCGTGTTCGGTTTGTTGATTATTTCCTGTAGCTGCTCTATCGTCATGTTACTTTATTTTAACGATGGCAGTTTTTCCGCCACTCCCATTTTCGGGATGGTTATTTCTTTGCCCTTTTTACGGGTTTTCTCCCTGCGGGTTTCCTTACTTCCTTTGGTGTTTCGGTTGCCTTAATCTGCTGCTCAACCTCCTGTTCAGGATATTTCGGCAACATCCCCTGCCTTACCAGTTCTCGGTTAATCTCCTTCTTGAGCAGGGTTTCACTCTCTGCAAGGTACGGAGCCACCCGTTCGTGAGTGAGCCTCGAAAGCTCATCAACAAGTTTTAGCTTCACATCCCGCCTTGCATCCACAGCCACTATATCCGCTTCGTTGTAATGAACTCCATTGGATATGTATGTCCCCCAAACATCACGCTTGCCATCGGAAAGTTCATAAATAATTTTATTCGTTCCACCCTCAAACGTGGATATGGATACAGCCACAATCAGCTCCTCGCCCGTGGCTTTCACCCTTACCTTTTCACCTACATTGAAACGTGCCATAGTAGTATTTTTTTTGGTTGCTACAAAGATAAACTATTTTTATTTAATTTAAATAAACTTTTCAACATTATATTAACATTTCCACCCGCCTTACGAAATCGGGGTCATATTCGGAATAGCCCAACTCAAACCACATCCTCATAATGAAGTTATCCGCCCAATCTGGTGAATGCCCTATATTCTCTTTCACCTTATCCTTCGGGAGTATCCTTAATTTCGTGTCGTTATCCGCTTGATAGGTTTTGATTTGCCCCAGCTCCTCCTCGATGTACTGCCGTTCATCCTCAGCCACTTGGTACTCAAAATAGATACTCCCGATGGTATCGGCCAAATGGTATGCACACTCACATTTCAGGTTGTAGTAAGCACTATCGAATGGCCTCCCGTTATTTAGAAATCCATTGATTCCACAGTTATCCACTACCCCTCCACCGATACCATCCTCATCGGCAATGCAGTTTCGTGCCGGTATCCCGTGCTTGCTGCGCATGGTGTTGATGGTATTCTGAATCTGTACCGTGCTGCTAATATCGTAAACTTTCACATCCACTATTACGAAGCCATACCAAACCATGATAATAGCCTTATCAGAACCGTACCTCGCTATATCAGCCGTTATGTACCTATTGGCATAATCTCGATTTATGTGTGTATTGCTCCATATTGCTGCTATTTTTTCATACGGGATTAGTGCGGTTGGGTCGTCGTCATAATCGAAATTGCCGTTTAGTAACCTTTCCTTTGTGCTTTTATCCTTGATGTTTTTTAGATTTTCGATATACTCTTTCGGCAGCCACGGGTTATCTGAATATAGAGCGGGAATAAATCTTGTATCTTCGGCTTGGTTATTATCCCTGTATGGCTTGTAAAACGTGTGGTATAGCCAATTCTTCTTTGGGTTGAACGTTACCAGTATTTTACCCGCCAGCCCTATCTCCTCGTTGTGCCATCTACCTACTTTTGATTTTAGCACCTCGAATGCCAACGGGTGAACGTTGCCGGCTTCTTCAATCCAGCCACCTGTATATTCTTTTGAACCCAATGCCTCAAACATAGGGTCTTTGCGTGGATAGTATTGCAACTCCAAAAAATCAATGATGGAGCCATTATCAAAGAATATTCCCCTATCGTTTACCCGCCAGCCATCAATACCCTTGGCCTTGCATACCTTTCGCCACGTGTGTACCATTGAATCCCGCACTTCCATCAGGGTATTTCGCCCGAAAAACCATTTTGTTTCAGGATGTGTTACACACATCGTGGAGAATATATCACAGCCTAAATAGGATTTTCCACCACCACCTGCCCCACCATAGCCTATGAACTTAGCATTTTCCGAAAGGAAACACGCCCACGCCTCTAACTGCTTTTCGCTTCGGCTAAACCCGTTTTCTATCTCCGATACCGAGTGCATCCCTGATGTGTTGAATAGTATCTTTTGAGTATTTGTGCTCTAATTCCTGCTTCTCTGGAGCGTAATCGCCATCTATCTTGCTCAGGTAATCCAATGCCCTGACCACCTCGGCTGCTGAATTGTAAACCAGTGAGTACTCAATTGGATTGCCGTTTGCATCCAACTTGGTTGGTATCCGCTTTGGGTTGTTCCTTGCTATCTTAGTGGCAATCTCCATCCTTTCAAAACGGCTCAATATATCGTATTTAACGGCTTCTTTATCGGCTTCTTCCCGTGCTTCTTCTTTTTTCTTTTCACGCTTTTTTTGCCGTTCTAAATACTCTTTTTGGCATTCTTTCCAATATATTGCAAATGAACTTTCGGCTAACTCCGAATTACTCCGTATTGCTCTAAGCGTATCAGTAAAGGTTAACCCCTCTTCCATGCTGGATAGGATTATCTCTTTTGCTTTTATTTTGCTGATACGTGGTTTCATTCGATAAACTCTTTTGTTACATCTATGCCGTTTCTTTTTACGGTTAGTGTGTTATCAAGTTTCAGCATTCGCCTTACTATTACATCGCAATACTTCGGGTCGAGTTCTAATCCGTAGCATTTGCGGTGCAAGTTATTGCGCTATTTTTAAAAAAGCAAATTTTTAGGTTAAATACTCATAGCCTCGCTCTGATTTGTGCTTTAAATGCTGTATTTCGGGTTACAATACTTTTTTTAACACTTCTATATTGTAGAACACCATTGGCGGATGTACTTGCTTTCCTTTTGCGCTCCCATCCCACACTCTAGTATATTCGTCTAGTTTGCAAAAATATAAACCTATGGGCTGTTTTTCTTTATGGTTAAAGAACAGGAATACATCAAGACCAGTCATCTCTTGCACTTGCTTATAGTGATTATAGTGCTTTTGCTCAATCTCCAGCCTGAACAACCCTATTTCGTCTTGTTTCTCCTTGCCCAGTTTCTCTTTGCGGGCTATTTCGGCTATAGCCGCAGCTTTTGTATCTAATAATTTTATTTGCTCCAGCGTTTCGGCTACAGCCAACTCATACCTAAAACTTTCTAACTTCAATAATTGGCTCATGCTATTACTTTAAAAACGCAATCGCCCACGGAAAATGAAAGGTTATGGCCAAACCCGAAAACCGTGAGCGATGCGCAATAAAACCAACCAAACCCCAGACCATAAATTTCATTTTTGCTCCGTAAAGATAGCTAATTTTAACGCAAATCCAAATTTTGAGCAAAAATATTCATTAACTTTCTAAAACATCACTCGCTATTGCACTCATCAATGAAGTTGATTAGTTCGTTTATATCCTTTTCAGTGCCTTTCAACTTTACCGCAATGGTTCTCTCGGAGTGCATTTTCAGGTTAACTATCTCCACGCTGAACCTCGTAGCATGAATGAGTATTAAGCTTGTTTCTAACCGTGATAGGTTGAATATTTTTGTTTTCATTATTCTGGTATGTTTAGTTTATACATCGTTGCGAATACGTGTTTTATCTTTTCCAGCTCGTTTGCATCCTTTAAAGCATAACAATCGTTGCAAAGTTCCAATATTTCGTGCTGAACGGGATTGCCGCAATCCTTACAGAATACTCCCGTTTTGATGAGCCCTAAGCGGGTTCGGCACTGGAGTACCTTTCTATTGTACTCCGTATCCGTTTTGCAAAGGTGGTGGAACGTTTTCACTGAGTAGGATACGGTGGAGTGATCACGCTTACCTACTCTCTCGGCTAAATCCACAAAGGTAATTACCCTGTTTCGATTGCTGTAAACCTCTAAGGCTAACGCAAAGGCCGTTCGCCGTGCATCGCTGAATAGGCGGTTGCGGTTTCGGCCTTTGATGTTCTCAACGCTAACGTGGAACACATCGGCGCACACTTGGATTACCTGCTCAACCATGATTGTCCTTTTTGTCGTTAAACTCCCTTTCAAACCTACGCTGGTCTATCTCAGTGTAGATGAATAGCCCGATGGCCACAACGGATATGGCTATGGTTGTTAGTAAGAGTAGCATTTCGTACATGGCTTGTAAATTTTACGGTAAAACATATTTTTTCAAAACATCTATCAGCTCTTTCAGCTCTTTAAAAGATAGACCTCTTAGCCCGATATGGCAGTATTTGTTTATGAGTTCCAGTGCTTGCTCAACGTGTTCAAACTTGCCGTTCCGCTTTCTATGGTACTCGGTAAGGATAATGAATAGCCCATCGGTTATCTTTACCCGCCAATCCACTACTTTGTACTCCGAGCCATCGACAATATCCTTATCGGTTAATTCCGATTTCTCAAAGCCCAACTTGATTAAATCTTTTGCCTCCATGATGTTTAGTTTTTGGTTTGGTAATTATTTTTTGCTTGGTGAATGCCTATCCGTATGGCCTCTTTCAGGTTGTTCATTACCTGAGCCAAAAGCGCAATGTTATCATGTATTTTGTCCCGAAGCCTTAGCTGCTCTTCCGTTGCGCTTACAAATCCTGTATCGGCATTTTGGCGAACCATGCCATTTTATCTTTTTTCATTGTATTCGCCCACAAAAAGCGGGAGCGCACCCCAAACATCCTTACTCTTTTTTAACCTCTTCATAAGTTCGTTCAAATATTTCCTTTTCAACTAACCACCTTTCACCTTTTACACCAACACATAAATAATGCTTGCCCCATTCTCCTTTATGAAATTGATTTTCTAAAGTTGAAATATATGGGACTAAATCGGGCTTCAAGCAGTACTTAGCATCTTCCATAGCACCAATGACTCCATCCCTGTGTACCATACCATCTTCATCTCCTTTTTCAAAAACCTTTGCCTTAACGGTTGCTATTTTTCTGTACTCTTTCATTTCTTGCTGTTGCTTTTTCATAATTTTTGGTTTTTAGGTTTATACTCTATCTATTTCCTTTCAATCCTTTCGGTTTTCATTGCGCTTGTTGATAGCCAATCCATTGGCTTTGCGGTTTTAGTTTCTCTCGCTTGGTTATGGCTAAAATGTTTTGCTGGTTGATAGTTCGTATTCGTAGAACCAACTCGGCTCTTCCGTTGGAGAAAATGCCACGAGGTACTGCCAAACATTGTTCAAAAGTGAATACGTGCCATTCACTACCAATCCTTTCGGACTTTCAGGCAATACGTGATACACAATATCGCCTATGTTATATTTCGGTTTTGTCATATTTACCACCATTTTCTAAATCCTAATTCTTTGTGCAAGTTAGTAACTTTCTCCTTAAAATACAAGGCTTTCTCCTTGTAAAAACATAAAGTATCTTCGCCTTTCTGATTTTTCAAATCCAACAATCGTTGCCAACGTTCGACTCCGAGTTCCTTTTCCAGCTTCTCCATGAAGATTGCCGTTTCTCTGTTGCCCTCGTACCGATTACCGCTCCGATTCTGCGGACGGCAGTTATCAGGATCAAACCTCAATAGTAAGTTAGAACGGCTAAAGCAATGGCCGTTATCCATATCGGCAGCACGTTTCAGTAGGTGCGGTCGAACGAAACAACGGCAGTAAATCTCACCACCCACGATGCTATCTCGGTGGATAATCCTGATGTAACGGCTGAACCAATCATCTGCTTGTTTGCGCCAATACTTTTTATCCTGCTTTACTTTTTTTTTCATTGCCCGAAACTCGTTGCGCTGCTGCTGCTCCAATTTCTTTCTGCCTTGCCGATGAACTTTATCCTTGAACTCGTTGTAATACTGTAATCGGCAATCTGCGCTTTGGCAAACTTGGGGATTCAGCCTTAGCATTTCGATCAGCTCATATTTCTGCTTGCAGTATCGGCAACGGTACTTCATCTCGCTTTGATATTCTCTATCTCTCTGTTCAGAATGACTTGCGCTTCATCGGAGAGGCGACGGCAAAATGCCCACCCACCTTCGCTTTCATCAATGTACTTGTACAACGCAATGGTGTTATTCAACCGATTATATCTCCGTATAACCGGATGCTTAATATCATCCCAAAAGTAGCACCACTCGCCAGCCTTTGGCTCTTCCTTCAAAAAGAACTCTGCCCACTGGTCGAGGGTAATGAGTTGATGACCTTTGAAACATAATAAATTATCATCAAATTCATGTTCTTTGTTGTAAAACTTATAATCAAATCCGACGTTCCCAACATTCTCACATTGCCATTTTTTGAATTTTTCCCACATCGGATGCCCATCATCCTTTTCCACCACCCACTTTTCAGGGGCTTCGGTTAGCTTGCGGGTTGCCCATGTGCCGTTATCGTAAATTAATCCATTTTTATTCCAAATCCTATAAGCACCATCAAATAATTCATCAATCTTTACATTCCCTTTTAGCAAATCTGAAGCATCAAACGGATAACTCTTTTCTTCTATCTCTGCCGTTTCCCAATCCTCGCCGAACCGAATTATCAGCTCAGCATAAATTTCTTTAAATGTTTGTGTTTTCATTGCTTTTGGTTTTTAAAAGTTAATGTATTTTCTTTCTTTTCTCGAAAATCGCCCACACTTCATCTTGCTGCGCAGGTGTTAAATCTGCAAAATACTTTCCATACAATTCGTATGCAATCTGATTTATATTCATAATTTCTAAGTTTTAAAAGTTAACAAACGGTTCACTATTTTGCTCTAAAATATCCTTGTACGCCAGCAGCTCATCCAGCGTAGCCCGAAAGTGAATATTGCCGTTGTGCTTCTTTACTCTCATCATGCCAACCTCGACGAACTTCCTGCCATCGGCAATCTGGACAGCCCCGATTCTTACAGACGGAAATTCCCTTTGCCTTGAGAAAAAATCCTCAAGAACTTTAATCTCCAAATCCCATTTTCCATTCTTTGCCATCTTATATGCGTTTTTAGCCATTAACATTATTTTGCAGTACGTAGTACCAAAATTACTTTTCGTTTAAAATATCGCCACGTAGGATGGCTTTATTCGCATTTTCCTGAGAAGGTTTTTCTTCGCCATTCGGATTGTAATTTAATCCGCAATTTTTGCATACCAATCTCGGCTGCGAGAAATCCCACTCGATGCTGTTTCCACAAGCACAAGTTACGGTAAATTTCACAGTTTTCAAAATGTCGCCTAATAGAAGTGCCATAATTTTAAGTTTTTGTTAAAATGGTATATTGTTATCTATCTCTCCGAAATCCCATAGCTCAGCAGGAACTTCCCGCTTGTGTAGCCAGTTGGAATTATCCCATTGCAGTACATCCTTATCAAAGGCTTCATACCGCCCGTTGTTATAGTTCCTTTTACACTTCACCTCACCGCCTTCGCCCAAGTAGGAAAACTTTATTTTCTGAAAGCGTATGTAAACCTCGTTGATGGGATTCTCCTTGTCGCCGTAAAGCCTGAATACAGTTATCCCGTAATCGCACTTGTTGTAGAAGTGTGCTGAGCCGCTAATATCGTACAGGTTTGGAATCTCAAGTTTGCCGTTCTCTTTACCCATCTTTCGAGGGTGCGCCACAAGGAATACCAGCACATCGTACCGCTTGGCAAACATGGTAAGCCTATCCAGCACTCGGCTGATATACTCCGTTTCGGTTTCATTCTTTCCCCTCAAATGCTCAATCTTGTTGTATGGGTCGAGAACGAATACCTTGATGCCGTATTTCTTTACTAAGTATTTACCTTTCTCCAAAATATTCTCAATACTTAAATCCTCTTCTGGGAGTATGAAGTGAAAATTATCCTCAATGTAATCGAATACCTCATCATACTCAGCGTTATCAATGTTCGGTGCTTTGAATCGCTTACCCGTTAACTTTGATGCTATCTTTGCATAGTGATTGCGGATAGGTATATTCTCAGGTGAGAAATAGCCAACCTTGAATCCATGCTCAATGTTTAGTTTAGCAGCAATGTAATCAACAAATTCGCTCTTGCCATGCCCAGGAATCCCCGTTACCACAGCTAATCGCCTTGTTTCCCACTTGCAACAATCATCAAACGTTACATCCCACACCAAACCGCTATCCTCACCGTTGAGGTAGAAGTTGTAAATATCATCCCGTTCGGCTTTCAGGTTTACTATATCGGTTACGGGAATATCAATGGCATCCCTAATCGTATCAGCCAAAGCAATCCCTCCGTACTTCAATAAATATTCGTTGGCATCCTTGCAATCCTTGAAGTTTACCACAGCGCAACGCTCCGTTCCGAATCGCCTCTCCAGCTCATTTCTTAGTTCATAGCCCTTCGGGTCGTTATCAACCGCCAGATAAATCTTTGTTATGTGGTTGAACCAATCCATGTAGCCGTTCAAATAATCGCTATTCGAACTCGCACCAGCCGGTACGCTCACCACGTTTTTAACCCCGACACATAAGTAAGAGAGCAAATCCATTTCTCCTTCAACAATTACAATCTCATTATTTGATTTTACTACATCAATATTCCACAGGATTAGCTCGGCTCCCGAAACAACCTTGAACGATTTTTGCGCTCCCCGATACTTCACATTAACAACAGCTCCATCCTTTTTGTACGGAAACGCAATGCACTCAACCTCTTTCTGAAACTGCGGCATCCACTCTTTCACCGATACGATGCCCATTGCATTGAGTACATCCTGCTTTATCATCCGTCCGGTAAACCATTTTACAGCCTTATCGGTTAATCCCGTTCTATTCTCCCATTGCGGAACGGTAAACTCTTTCTCCTTTTGCTCTCGATGCAGCATGAAGGTTGCCCCACAGTGGTTGCAGTAGCCAACCATTTTCTCGTTGTTCCAGTTGAACGGTTTTTTCTTTTGGTTAGCCGGCTTGCGATTTTTGGAACACTCCGGACAAACCATTGAGTTCTCCCCGTTGCGATTCGGTTCTATTTCATAAACCGTGCGTGTATGTAGTGAGATTATTTTCATCGGTACATGGGAGTTATTTTAGGTTCGGTTGGTTTATTATTTTCAGCACGTTTCAAAAAAACATCAATATACTTCACTCCATCCTTATTTTTTGAACGCAACTTGTTTGGTGATAGAAAATTTTGCTGCCAAAAATTATCATTAACCGCAAATGTTATCGCTCTTTTTATTTGCTCAACCGAATATCCATCAATTCGCATTAGTTTATCCAGCGTATCAAAAGAACTATTGATGTATTTTTTCTCTAAATATTTTTCACAAAATTCAGCAAGTAAAAAAACATCTTGGCTGTATTCTTTAATTTCTTCTAGTTGTTCAGTTTCTGAATTAAATAATAATTCTAATTTTTCAATCACCTCGTTAATAGGTTTACTATTTAATAAGTTTAATAGTTTATCTATACTAACCGTGCTTTGGACTTGCTTTGCCATGTGCTTTGTACTTGCTTTGGTAAGTGCTTTGGTAAGTGCTTTGGTATTTTTTACCAGAGCAATTATGTTTGCTGAATACTGATTTTTGGACTTTTCAACCATCCTTATAAAGCCCGTATCTATTAGTATATTTAATGCTTTTATGTACGTTTTATAATTCTTAATTCCGATTGCATCCATAGCCATAGATGTTGGCAGCCTAAATACCTGCTTCCACCCCATCCTATTAGAGTGTTCTATAATGAAAAAATATAGAGCCGTGGATGTGGGGTTGGCTATGTTGGGATTTTCATACATGAAGTTAAAAAAATCCTTTGATAATTCGTAGCCTGTCAATGATTTTTCGTCCATGGTTAACCCTCCATAAAATATCTGAATGATGCCCAATTGCGAAATTCATCATTAACAAGAAGTTCTTGTAATTCATCCAAATTTCCGCCATCCTTATAGAAATTATTAAGCATTATGCTGGTTTTCCTTGCATCATAATAATCAAATTTATTTCTGCATATCCCTTTAATGTATGCTATTTGCTGAATGTGAGGAGGCTTATTTTTAAGAATTAATATTCCACCCAATTTATTCATCATAATATTAAAAGTTTCAGCGTCATTCTTGTAGTATTTATCTACACCAATGTCTATTGCCTCAAACACATTAGCAACTCCAAATTTGTCTATTAGATTAGTTATATTATTTAATCCTGTATCATTTAACTCATATCCTGTTTTTTTAGTAATGTAATTATGAACAGCATTAATGCTGTCTGATTTTAAATCCAAAAGGCCATTTCTCCACTCAAGCATCATTTCTAACTGTTGCCTTCTTATGTTTAATTCCTCAATCTGTTTGCGCTGTTTTTCAACAACAGTTTTGTCAGATAATTCTCTTGCCCCCTTACCTCTGTTGCATATATAGCAACTGGTTATAAGGTTAAGTAAATCATTTGTACCTCCCTCTTTGACTGGTTTAATGTGGTCAACCTCAAGGATAACGTCAGGAGCCTTTAGCCCACAGTATTGACACGTAAACGAATCCCGCTTGAATACCTCAAAGCGAAGTTTCTTTGAAATTGGCTGTCTTTTTGCCATTCTTTTACCCTCCAATAACAAAACCCCCACAAAGCAAAAAACCACTGGCTGCCGTGAGGTGTACCGAAACCTCTGCCAATGGTAATTTGCCCGTGAGGGTTGTATTTAAGTATGTAAAAAACTCTTTTTTCATCTCGGTACTTTTTTAATTCGGCACTACAAATATAAGCAATGTTTTTTAATTTGCAACTAAATTGATGAAATATTTTTAAAAGAATTTTCTCCACGAAGGAGAGTTCTTTCTCAGCTCATCAAATCGCTTGTTATTCAGTTTTAGTTCTGTTTAACTCCTTAGAATAATCAATAACCATTTTCTCAACGAACTGGTTTAACTTCATGTGGTGCTGCCTCCTTGCAAACGGTTCTAACCTATTGTAAGCCTCAACTGGCAGCACTATGCGAACAGGGATTAACTCCCCGTCCGCAATCATCTGCATTTGTGTTTTTCTCTTAATCTTTGCCATTTCTTAACTATTTTACGGTGAAATAATCCTCTATGTAATCGGCCAATTCGCTCAGCTCTTGGCTCTCGGTGAAGTATAGCGGCTCTCCGTTCTCGTTCCACTTGGTTAGCGTATCCACAACGCATTCCTTCGTTTTTAAGGTGTAATATTCTTCTCGGTTTCCGTATTCATCTGAACCGCCATAATGCTTTTCAAAGGTTCGGTAGATGTTGGCTCGAACTTCATACTCAAAATCTCCTTCGCTTAGCTGTTCGTGAATAACGGAAATCTCGTTGCTAATATCATCTGCCTGTTCAATGGCATAAATGATTCGCTCTTTCAGCGTTTGTTCTTCAAATGAAGTAGTCATGGCTCTGTTCTTTTTTGTTTTTTTCATCGGCTTTTGTAAATGATAAGCTCATGTACTTATTGCCGTTTTTGCTCTCTCTAATCCACGAAGCAATGTAATACTTTGCTCCACCGATAAAACATTTACCTCTGTAATCGGGATGCTTTTCGGTTTCCTTCTTTGCGTTTTTGAATAACGCACCGCTATTGTCCTTTTGGTTGCTCATTTTTCTGTTGTTTTTCGTTTAACAATTCTATTGCTGTATCTAAAGCCAACTTCATCATGGCTATCGTTTTTCTCAGTTCAAGTTTCTGAAACTTCAATGGTTTTGCATACTCAATTGCTCCGCTTAACGATGTAAAAAATCCATCGCAATAGCAAAAATCATCGAACAATTCATCTTTACGTAGCGTACTTTCTCTGTGCGCCTCAAATAAGATTTCTCTCATTTCTTCTTTTAATCCTTGCTGTTCCATAGTGTTTAAAGTTAGTAAATTATTGTTTAAAAATACTGCAAATTCCGTTTAAATTCTTCTTCTGTTACGTGTTTTAGAAAGATTCTAAATAGCACGCTTAAAACATTATCGTACAAATCCTGAAATTCGCTCTCACTCATAGCATCAAAGGCTATGGATTTTGGCGTTTCGATCCATTCTTTGCGTTCAATGGAGTAAATCAAATCGCAATGCCCAGCCGCCATTTCAACGGTTTTCCTGAATAGCTCGATATTGCTTTTGAAATGCTCAACCACCTTTTCATTCTGATATTCCCATGCACACTGAATGAGAGCGAAATACTTCTTGTGAAATTCATAGTTCCGCACCTCACGGATTGAAACTTGGTACACACTCCCGATTTTTAACTTCCTCTTTACATCGAAATCCGTATCGGTTGCGGGGATCAATCCCGTTGCCGTATTTACCACGTTAAATTTCATTTCAGGCTTATTTTTACCGAACCATTCACGTTCGATACCTTGATAAACTGCTTGTAAATCTCAGGATGCACCTCTTTGAGTGCCTTTGAATCCAGCGTTTCACGGGTGTAATCAGCGGCTTTGGTAATGGTGAAGTAATTCGTATCCCACTTATCCACTCCCAAATCGGTAAACATAGCCTCAATGCGCTGCTTGTACTCCTTTTCCAGCTCTTTATACTCCTCGATTTTGCTCAGGATATTGGCGTGTTCTTTGATTAAGTTCAGCGCAATTTCATCATTATCGCTCTTTGCTATCGTGAATGGATTGCTGAACTCCGTGCCGTTCCTTGCTGCATTGAGAAAATCAATCACATATCGCTCTGGTACCGGATCAACCTCAAACAGCTCAACCCGTTCCTTTTTTCGATTCAGCCAAATAGCCATCAGCCCAGCAACCTCAATATCGGGATTAACGATTTTGAAAAGGTGCTGGTAAATGGATAGCTGCCAGCGTAGGTAATCGGTTTGAAGGTTCGATGTGGTTTTAATATCGGCAAGGTAAATTTTGCCGTTAGCCTTTATAACCCTATCAATTGGCGATGCAAAGAACTCAAAATCGGTAACAATGTACTCCATAGCCACAACCTTAATACCTTTCATAGCCTCAGCATACCATTCAACCTCTTTATTTTCACAAGTGCCGAATAAATCGTAAACCTGTGTGAAGTGGTGAAAATCGCTACCTCGCTCTGCTGCCTTATTCAAAACGTGTTCGGGAACGTTAGCGTACAAATTTGGGAATAGTATATCGTTTAGATATTTGGTAATCCCTTTATACTCCTTTGAGCCATCGCTGTAATGGCGGTACGGCTCGTTAACCAGCTTGATGTTTGTGATGTTAAGCATTTTTGAAATATTCGTTGAAGTAGTTAACTAAATCCTGCCTGAACTCCTTGTATTCGGGATTGCTGCACATCTTACGTGCTTCTTCTTTGTCCGTAACCCTTTCGGCTAATGCCATAACTTCCTCATAGGTAACGCTCGGTTTAGCATCCTTGCCATGAGTATTCGTAGCATCGGGGTCTTTTGTATCGTCAATGCAAAACAGCCCGTTCATTGCATATTTCCTTGCATAGCTGCTTGCGCTTCCAGTTATTTGCGCTCCATCCATGCCTTTCTTGGATTCTTCCTCCCGTGCAAAGGCTGAAACGGTAACCGATTGCCCCTCGGCATTGGTAACGGTTGCAATAGCCTTGATGTAGTACCTTTCGCCCACTTGCACAACTTCATCAGTGAGTGTTAATGTGCATTCGTTGGCTGCAAGTAACGGCTTAACGGCTTCGAGAATGTCCTCAGCACTGCGGTACTTGTAGCCGCCAAACTTGTTAAACTGCCCTTTCGGGGCTTTCAATTCGCTCTGAATTTTTACCAGCTCTTTCATACATTTAATTTTTATTGGTTAGTGAAATTTGATGTATCTGCTTTGCTGCTCCCATTGTGATTACCTCACCATCACACTCGATGGCGAATTTCAAATAGGGATGCAGCTTGGCAAATCGTTTCGCTTTATCCAGTTCGGAAAGTTTGAAAGTTTTGTATCGCTGCCCGTAGAAGTGAATCCTGTATTTCGGAACACGAAGTTGCCGCCCAATACCAACCACAAAGGGCAGTATCAGAACGGCAACTATCAGTATGGCGAGTAGTGCTTTCATCGTGTCAAACTAAGCAGAAAATAATACACTGCTGGAGTTGTCTGAATGTAATAGCCCTTTGCACCGCCTCTCGGTGAATCATTCCCAGTATCCTTGATTTTGCCACCCTGCGATTCAATGAGCATTTTAACGTAATTGCTCGCATCATAAACAGATGTGAACCTCCCACTCCCATGATAATACTTCGGGTAAATTTTGCAGTCATTACCAAAATGGCAATTGCTAATCATCCTCTTGATTTGCTGATTAATTTCGCCCTTCTTTGTCATAAGTAAGGCTTTCGTTCTGTTTGTCATTTTTGTTTTCATTGTGCTTTGTTTTTAGTTCAACTTTGTGTTTTCATTGTACTTTATGTTTTGGTTATTAAAATGTGAGCAGTTTAGCCACATGCTCAGGTGGTTATGCTACTATTCAAACACATTAAAATTTTTCAACTCATTTGCGACAACATCTTTGATGATTAGTTTGGCAATAAAAGCCAATCCATCATTATCAATACTATCAATACTTGATGAATTTGAATCTTTTGCAGCCTTTTTGTAATTCTCAACGTGTTGCATGGCATTTTTAAGCATTGATTTGTGCATCCCAATTAACACTACTTCTATTGCTTTTTGCAATATTTTCATTCTGTCTTTTCCTTGTGCTTGTGTTTTCATGATTTCTGTGTTTTTAGTTCAACTTTGTGTTTTTGTGTTAGTGTGTTTATCAAATTATACGGTAAAATTAAAACATTGTTTCATATTTTGCAAATTTTTTACATTATTTTTTAATTATTTATGCTAATTTATATCCATTCTAAATAAGAGCAGCAAAAGAGGGAGCAGTGCAATGCACCAACTCCCTCCCACTAACCAAAACACATCATGAAAAAACACAAGCTGCGATTACGGTGCAGCACCCGAATAACGCTCTATGATACCACGATTTTATCCATTATCTCCCCTATACCTATATCGTTCCGCGGCTTGGCTTTCGGGCGGCGGGATACCCAGCACACACCCTGCGAGCCAACTACCACCAAATGTACAAAAACTTTTTCAACGTGCAAGTCGCCATAGCCTGAAGGCCAAGGCGCTGTTGTGCAACGTATTTAATCTAGAGGTCTAATATTCCAAAAGTCTGGTTGTAAGGAATTTTGATATTTATTATCTCAAATTTGGGACTAATGCTTGTTTTTAAAGCTTTTAAAGTTTTCAAAGACCTTTCATCAGATGTTACGAAATGTGTGATACTTTTATCAAGGTCAGCTTGTGAGAATAATTTTGAATCATTTGGTATTATTGCTCTAGGTAGTAGTTTTTCACTCGATACATTATTATGAGTAAAGATTATTTGAGCAAATTCTCCTGTTTTTTCAGCGTGGTTTAAATTGAATGGAACTATTTGAATGTCTTTTAGCGGTAAATCCTCAAGTTTTCCACGAACACAATATTCAGCAATTGAAATAGTTGAAACTTTTAATACAATATCATTTTCTAAAAAATACTTGTAATAAGAAAGGGCGTTTTCATGTAAAACATCCTCATCATTTAAAAGGCGAATGAAGAAACTGGTATCGAGTAAAACACTATGCTTCATAACCTCCTCTCAAATTATTAATCCATTCATCTGGGTCAACACCTTTCCAGTTCTTTTTTGCTTTTGTAATGAGACTGTTAAGGTATGAAGCGTCAAACTTAGGATTATAATTGATTAATTCTAGCAATCTTAGTGTTTTCGTGTCAATTTCACCAGTTTCAATGTTTTGTTTACCAACTGCTCTAACACCAAAATTTTTATAGAGTAAATTTTCTTCTCGTTCTTTTAAAAAATCTTCGCCAGTTTCAATTGCTAAATACCCGTAATCTTCAGTATCCAAATGAATATTTGCTTTACTTTTCCCTCCAGCATCCTTTAGTATCCCATAAAAATAAAATTCAGCATCAACCCAAATATTTTCGGTTCTATAATATTTGGTATTTGGTGAAATCTGCAATTCATAGTCTTCTTTTAAAGAGGTTTTTATTTGGAACTCATAATTTTTCTGTATGGATAAATTCTGAATATTTTCAATAGCTCGTGCAGTTTTTAAGTCTAAAAAATCAATTGACTGGTTTTCATTTACTTGACTTAAAATTGCGCTAAATCCTATAACTGTTTGTATAGTTGTTTTAAAGATATGTTTAACTGAACCCTCCTGAATATCATATGTAATTAAAGGTCTTTCTTTTTTGTTGTTAGGGAAAAGTAAATCCTCAACATTTTGCAGAAGTGATGCAATATGTTTAATGTCATAGTTATCAGGCTTTAATTCCTGATTACCAGACTTTCCAAATACTCTAAATTCTATGTCACCTAACTTTTCCATAGGACAAATATAAGAATTCCTTTGAAAATGTTGTAACGTTTTTCGGTCTCAATATGTTGCACAACATACGTTAGCCAAGCATAAAAGTTGCTTAAATCTCATGTTGTACCCCATTTTAAGAACGCAAAGAGCGACCTAAAACAGTTCCTACTTCGCAGACCTGACTAACGCCAGCGTCTCCATAGGCTATCCCCGACATACTTTTCATTATTTCATAATCTGCATATAGTTTTAATGAAGAAGATTTTTTGCCAGTTGTTGTAATAAAGGTAGTTGATAATACTTCCCCTTTCTTCCTTAATTCCCTTACTAATTTTTGTTTTTGTGACAATGTTAGGTTATTTTCTTTTGCAAACGTATCTATTGAATATTTACCTTTTGCAAGTTTTCTATTTAATGCGATGTTGTTATAAGTATTAACCACATCGTCAACAAACAATAATGTATTTATTAGCGTAACCCTTTCAATAAAGTATTCATCTACCTTATCATTTTTCATTCTGTTTATTCTTGATGAGCATAGAACATAATTTGATATACAATCTTTTCCTCCTTTGTTTTTTGGGTTAATGTGGTCTATATCGTACTCATCGACATTTAAAATCATACCTGTATAAAAACATTTAGCTTCATACACTTCGTACATAGCGATTCTTAAAATCGGGTCAGTTCTCGGAATTATGGATTCTTTATCTATCATTTTATATTGAATTTAATTACACAAAGATAATTATATTTTTATTACAAAACAACTAATTATTTTAGAAAAAAGAACGCAAAGAAAAAAAACGGGGTACAACAAAGTATAAACGCCATTAAAACGACGGTTTATACTCACCGTTAGCGGTTATTCTGAAAGAACGCTTCTGCAAATCCAGCAGAACACATAGAACGAATATCGGCATCACATTTTATTTTATCTTTTGCCCATCGCATTTCAGGTATTAAATCAACTGCTGATTTATGTAAAAATGCAAGTGCAGGTTTTTGTCTCCCAGGTCTTATATAAAGTTTGTCGTTTTTAGGCACTTTATTCCAATCAGTATATTTCTTTTCAGGTATATTAAATTCGCCCCACAAAGCTGTTTTCTTAGTCCAAGGGCTTCCATATTCCCAAGGTTGGTAAACATACTTAGGTTTTCCTAAAAAATCTTTTAACCTACCATTTGCAGGGTTTTCAATTACCCACCATTTAGGCTTTGCAGCTTCAATAATTCGCAAACAATGATTAACCATTTCCATCCCTTTTTCGTAATCTCTTGTTTTATGAAATCCATTAGCGGTTGAAAATTCAGTACAAACAGGGTTTGCAATTATTCCGTAAACGTTAGGTGGTGGGTTGTAATTTTCAACTCCTATTTCTTCGCCTATCATAATTACTTCATATTCATCTGATAATTGATAAAATAAACTGTCACTGCCTAAATCAGCGCATAAATGAAGTATAATCTTCGGAGAAGAACAACCGCTAACAGCAGCTATACAAAAGTCGGGGTTTAGTGGTTTATCAAAGTTTTCGGTTTCAAATATTTTTTTCTGCATAATTCAATGTTTAGTGTTTCAAATCCCGCCCTTCGTATAGCTGCGGCACGTTAGCCACAATACGAAGAAAGCCTCCGCACTGCAACATCGTAATATTGTTTTTCCTTTTCTATTCCAATTGATTTTCGGTTTAACTTTAAGGCTGCAAGGTTTGTAGTTCCTGAACCCATTGTGTTATCTAAAACCATATCGCCTTCGTTTGTATATGTTTTTACAAGGTATTCCAACAATTCTAATGGTTTTTGAGTTGGGTGTTCACCTGTTTGTCTTTTTACAAATTGAATTGAAGATGGTACTCTCAATTGAGCAACTTTAAATTCAGCACCTTGAAACAATCCATAGTTCTCACTTTTCTTATAGTGTTTATTTGTCGCTCCAACACACTTGCTTCCACTACCTTTTCTTTCTTCCATTTGTTTATTGTAAGTCCACTTTTTATTAGCAAATACCAATACATTTTCGTGTTCTTTCATCGGCTCTCTTACTGTGTTTGCGAAGTTACTTCCTTTATCTTTTTGCCAAATCCATTCGTGTTTGTAGTTTTTTGGGTTACTCATCACCAATGCACTTGTAAAAGGTTGTGAAGAAAACAAAACAACAACCCCATTTTCTTTTAAAACTCTATTGTATTGTTCCCAAAGTTTGTCTAATGGTAAAACACTATCCCACTTGTTTTGTGTAGTGCCATACGGTAAATCGCAAATAATCGCATCAATTGATTTATCCTCAATAAAAGGAAAAACATCAAAGCAATCAGCATTGACCAACGTACTGTGGCTAACGCGTGCTATATCCCATTTGGTTTTTTGTGGTAAATTCAACATTTGTTCTCGTTTTTAAGTTTGTAATAAATTGATAGTTCGGTGCTTCGTAATCCCAAACGGTACATAGCACCATACGTTATGCGCAATTTGTAAAGTCCCTGTAAAACTTTGCACCTAATTGAAAGGCGTGGCTTAAAATCCATTCAGCACCTAAACTTTCATCTATTACCATTTGTTCTCTGTTTGCAAACATATCAGCTATCATTTCTATTTGTTCATTAGATAAACTGCGCATAACATCGGTTTTGCGTAATGCCTGCTCTTGTTCTTCATTCAACTTTTGTTCTTCCATTTTACTTTTGTTTAAAATTTGAGCGTTAGTAATTCTATTACGGCACTAACGCAAAGCCGTTTAACGTTATATGCCATTGGCGGACCGCTTCATAAAAGTAACCCAATGTGTTTTTTGAGCCTTACCAGACGGATGCCCGAAAAGTGGCTTATGTTCAGTCAACGCCAAAACATCTTTTAATGGCACATCGCATTCATTCCATTTGAATATCAGTATGCCTTCATCTTTCAATACTCTAAAGCATTCAGCAAACCCACGTCTTAAATCATCCTTCCAAGTTTGCTTGTCTAATCTGCCGTATGATTGTGCCATAAAAGAGTTTTCACCTAAGAAAAGATGTGGCGGGTCAAATACCACCAGCCTAAATGTTTCATCAGGCAAATCCATATTTCTAAAGTCCATTACTCTATCGGGCAAACATTTTCTTACCCTTGCATCTTTTCCACTACCAACCACTTTTGGTTCCATAACCCTGACATCACAAAAAAGTACATCGGGATTACTTTTATCAAACCAAAATTGACGACCACCGCAGCAAGGGTCTAAAATCAACGGCATATAACACTGCATTGGCAAAATAGCCGTTTCAGTGCTGTTATTGGGCTTTTGTTCTTCTATCATCATTTGTGCTATATTAAACATTTGTAATTCTATTTCGGCTACTTCGCCAATGCTTTGCCGTTACCTGCAATACCTCTCCACACTTGCGATAGTATCGTGTATAGCCCCGCCATGAGAAAATAGTGCTATTCGCTCAACTTCAAAGCCTCTGTTCTTTCCCATTGTATTGCTATGGTAGCCAAAGGTTATTACTATTCCATTTGGTTTTAGTATTCTTGGTAGTTCGTCTTTGAGTTGGCGAAACGGAGAAGCCTTAATCCCTTTATACATTTCCATACTTTTTCGATAGGCGTAAGGCGGGTCTAATAACACCGTATCAAACCTTTCACCATCCCATTCTTTTACAAATTGTAGCGCATCTTTTTGGTAGTCTGCCAACGCTTCATCATCCAAATCATTGCGTATTTCGTCAATGTTTAGCTTTGTCCTACCTGCAAATAGGTTCAATGTTTTGCCCTCACACGTCTTTTCAGTCCATTCTCTGATAGGTTTGATACTAAACGTCCACCTACTTAAAGGGCATTTGATGTAATCGAACAACGGCACAGCAGGTAACACAGTATATAGTGCATTGCTGTCCGTACTTTTATCAACTTTTGTCATAGTATTTATCTTTCGTTTTTCAATTCATTTTTGGTGCAAGCAACGCACCATATACTCGTCCGTTATGTACCGTTATTTTGATTTCTCAATGAATCTGCGGAGTTCATGCTTGATGGTATCGGTATTCTTGTAGATATCGTTGCTCATCAGGATTAGTGTATCGGTTTTCTGAATAATGGTCTCGGTATTTACAATAACGGTATCCACCTTTGCTGGTAGGTTTTTCAAACTATCAATCTTTAAGTTGAGTTCATTAACCATTTTATCGGTATTTTCCACAATCTCGGTTAAGTGCTGATCCGCTTTCTTTTTCTCAACCTTTGCACCCGTGAAGTAACCGCCCCCGAATCCCATTGCCACCATCAGCAATCCTATCAATACCTCTCCCATTTTCATTTCAACTTTTCATTAATCACTCCGAAAAGCATCCAGGCAAAGTAAACCCCGACGGCCAACGCCATTGCAGGCTTTCCCACAACGATTAGTCCTTTCGGCAAAAGGTTCAGCAAATACTCGGTCGGGTCAGTTGACGGGTGAAGCAATAGCAGCAATAGCGCAAAGTTAATGAGCAGCGTCGCCAACAATTCGGGTGCATTCTCTTTAATCCAAAATTTAAGAGAAAACTCATTTTTAACCGTTCGGTTTTTGTACCTGAAAATGTAGAAAATCGCTATCCCAAGCACATTCAAAAGAATAGTAAAAGTATTCATAGCATTAGATTTTTTCAAGGTCAAAGTTAGGACACGTTTTATTCTTATCAAAATAATTATGCGGGTAAATATCCGTTGTTCGCAAGTTAAACCTCGTCATTAAATCGAAAAGCAGTGCTTTTAGCGTTGCGAACTGAACCTTTGTGAACTTATGCCTCCCCCCTAAACAGATTCCGATTGAATCAGCATTTTGCCCAACGCAATGCGCTCCAGCCCTGTCTATATCCCTTCCTTTCTGTATCATTCCATCCCATGTGATGAAGTAGTGATACCCAACCTTTGCGAATCCCCTCTCTTTGTGCCAATAATCAATAACGGATATATCCTGATGCGCTTCAATATCTGAATCGGAGCAATGCACGATTATTTTATTGATTTTTCTCATTTGAATAGCTTTAGCAGCAAATCAACAATCTTTTCAATATCCACAAAGTTAACAAAAAACAGCAAACCAAACAGTGAGAGTATTAATCTATACGGTTTTTCGATTAACCATCCCCAAAATCTTAACCCCCGCAATTTCTTCTCACACTCCGTAACCCTCCAGTTCGTCTTAATCGTTTGCGCCAGTATCGCATCCAGCTTCTCTTTCTGAAACGAAGCCGCCTGAGTGTTCAACTCCATTAACCCGTCCAGTTGAGTTTCTAAGCCCTTTATCTTGATCGCCAAATCCGTGTTGCTGCACATTTTACTCTATTATTACGTATCTCAAAATTACTTAAATCTACTTCCATTCGGCAGGTATGTCGTTATAGTTAGATAGTGTCGCAGCTGTGTGTCCGTCAAAACATAGCCCTATTTGCGGTGTTCCTGTTCCAAAATCGTAGTTCCACAGGTCGGGGGCTTCGCCTTGAATGCCCGTGAATGCAACGCCTGAGCGTTGGAAGCATTGTCCTAACAACGCAGATATATCCTTAAAACGGCTGTGGTCGTTCGTGGTACTGAATATATTAGGGTTCAACGTTAACTGATTGTTTAGGTAAAACGTATAGATAAAATTAATTGCCTTTCGATTGTACTCGAATAGACCGCTAGGAATGGATGTGAGGCTGTTGGAGTAGAAACATTGTTGAAAGCTCGTTACCTCCGTGCAGCTATCGAATAGACCGCTAGGGATGGATGTGAGTTGGTTTTGTTGGAAACAGCCAGTAAAGTTCGTTACCTTCGTGCAGCTATCGAATAGACCGCTAGGGATGGATGTGAGTTGGTTTTGTTGGAAACAGTAGGCAAAGCTCGTTACCTTCGTGCAGCTATCGAATAGACCGCTAGGGATGGATGTGAGTTGGTTTTGTTGGAAACAGCCAGTAAAGCTCGTTACCTCCGTGCAGCTATCGAATAGACCGCTAGGAATGGATGTGAGGCTGTTGGAGTAGAAACATTGTTGAAAGCTCGTTACCTCCGTGCAGCTATCGAATAGACCGCTAGGAATGGACGTGAGTTGGTTTTGTTGGAAACAGTAGGTAAAGCTCGTTACCTCCGTGCAGCTATCGAATAGACCGCTAGGAATGGATGTGAGTTGGTTTTGTTGGAAACAGCCAGTAAAGCTCGTTACCTCCGTGCAGCTATCGAATAGACCGCTAGGAATGGATGTGAGGCTGTTGGAGTAGAAACATTGTTGAAAGCTCGTTACCTCCGTGCAGCTATCGAATAGACCGCTAGGGATGGACGTGAGTTGGTTTTGTTGGAAACAGCCAGTAAAGCTCGTTACCTTCGTGCAGCTATCGAATAGACCGCTAGGAATGGACGTGAGTTGGTTTTGTTGGAAACAGCCAGTAAAGCTCGTTACCTCCGTGCAGCTATCGAATAGACCGCTAGGGATGGACGTGAGTTGGTTTTGTTGGAAACAGCCAGTAAAGCTCGTTACCTTCGTGCAGCTATCGAATAGACCGCTAGGAATGGACGTGAGTTGGTTTTGTTGGAAACAGCCAGTAAAGCTCGTTACCT